AGACCATGTGTTCGGCGGCGGAAACCAAGAACACAAGAGAATTCCCAATACCTACTCTTTTCTGAAGAAGGTTTTAGAGAACGATTCCGGTGCCTACCAAATTCTTTGCGCCAACTGCAACTGGATAAAACGATCCGAAGATCGAGAACACTCTCTGAATCGAGAGGTTCCCAAAGAAGAACGTAGCCGGATTTCCAGATGCTCGCAAAATCAAGTGTTCAGCGACGAGACTCGAAAACGAATGAGCGACTCGCATCTAGGTCAAGTTCCTTGGAATAAGGGCGGCGGCTCTACCCCAGAACAAAAACAGATAATCCGCGAAGGCGCGCTGAAGAGGGAAGCCAATCGAACGCCCGAACAACGTAGCGAGTCGGCCCGGAAACGCGAAGCAGCAAAACGCGAGAAACGGTTAGCCGCTTTTTCCGGATAACGGAAATCTGTCCACCCGACCGTGAACGAGAGGAAACCATGAACACACCTAACCCCGACGCATTAGCAAAACGCGGCCCCGCTCAAGGCGACGAGTTGTCTGACGACGAGTTGCTCAAGTTGATAAACGCTGCCGCCAAGTTCAAACGCGGTCACGGCAACTTCCGGCCCCAAGTCCGGCCCCCCGTCAAGAAGGAAGTAGACCTCACCCCGTACCTCGGGGGCCTGAATGGATAACGTCGAATACGACGACATCGCGGGCGACTTAGACCTTTACGAGAAGGGCCGAATCCTACGGGCGGTTTACAAAACCGAAGCGTGGGAAATCATTATGGGCGTGTTTGAGGACTACCGCGATAAAGCGGCTAAAGACCTCATCAACCTACCACCCGGCGATTCGTATGTTCCAACCGCTCATGCCGCTGCCTCTGCGTTGGACGACGTGGTGGCCAAAGCGAAGCAGGATTTTGAAAACGCAATCCAGGCCGCCGCGAACCCACCCGCCGAAGTAGTTTCATACCTGACAGAGATGTCCGAAGCGAATGACGTGGCCGCCTCTCAGTTGGAGATCGAGTGAACCCCAAAGTCGTCCCTGTAGTTTTCAAATGCGGCCACACCGTTGAGATGTTCTCCCCCGGTAGGGCCGACCCGAAAGGTGTCTGGCAAACGCAGGGCAATCCGAAATCGGATAAACTTTGCGGGCCGTGCTCGAAGTTACCCAAAACCTCTAAAATTTCCGGATAGTGGAAAACCCAACACCCGTAGATGCGGATTGCATCAGGAGTACAGAATGTCCAAGCAAGTTGTAGACCCGTGGCTTGAAGCCGACCAGTTTGGCCCCCCTCTCGTAGATTTCAACATCCGGCCCGAAGACGTAGACGACCCGGACGACCGTCCGCCGCTCGACCAGCATCCTGGCATCGACCCCGAGATTGTAAGCGTCCCGGTCGTCCCCGCAGAACCGGTTGACTTGGAGCCCGAAGACGCCCCGTCCGAAGTCATCGAACTCGAAGATGGCGGCTCTATTACCCTCGCCAAAGACAAAGGCTGGTGGGTAGCCACGCTTGACCCAGGCACCGGCGCGAACCCCGAAAAGTTTAAGGGCAAGAACAAGAACGACCTCGTGTTCGAAGTCCTCAAAGGCAAGCTAAAAGCCACGCAGAAAATCCGCGAGCAGAATTTGAAGTTGAAACTCGGAGCAGTAGCGCCGAAGCCCGCGACCCCGGTTGTTCAACCCTCCGCGAAGATGTTAACTGCCGATGAAATTTTTGAGATCAAGACTCAGCTTGACTCCAACCCAGACTTGGCGTTGCAGACTTGGTTCCAGAAATCTACCGGACTGTCTGTTCAACAGCTAGTCAGTTTGGCCCAGAAGGGCGCAGCCGCAGACGCATCGCTTGAAACCGAAGCGGTCGGGCGCGACTTCATGGCCAAGAACCCGGACTACTACCCGAACCCCCAGAACCTGCAACGCATCACCAATTGGGTAGGCAAGTTCAAGCTCGGAAACTCCAAGGCCGATATTGGCGAACTCTACGCCAACGGTTTGTGGACAGTGGACAACCTTGAGGAAGCCTTTCAAGACCTAGCCACCGAAGGATTTTTGGTGAAGGCTCCGAAACCAGTATCACCAGAACCAGTAGTACCGCAGCCGCGTACCGAGGAACGGATTGTTCGAACGGAAACGCGCCCGAGAGCGGGCTTAGGCATCAGAACGACGGACGTAACACCTGCTCCGCCGCCTGCCGCCCCGAAGCCGCCCTCAGTCGAGGACTTAGATAACATGACGGACAAACAAGTGGCGGACACACTCGCTGCTATACGTCGTCAGAAGATTTTGAGTCGGCGCTCCCAGTAATACCTAAAGAAGGCAACACAACTCCATGAGTTACTCACCAGCATCAATCGTAACCACGGGAGCGCTTCCTAACCTCGTAGCAATTCATTAAACACACATGGTGAATTAAAATCTGGCTATATCGGTGGAACTCTGTTATAATACAGACAATACCGAGGGAAGACCGGGAAACCGGAACCCGTAGAGGCTAATACGCCAGACTTTCCGGATAATGGAAAGAAGATAGAGTCCGAACTATGCGGTGACGTATAGAGCGACCTCATGGTGACATGAGAGGGAAGAAATTCCAATGTCCCGCAAGGGCATTTCCAAAACACAACGATGAGCGCGAAGCCATCCCAAACCTTAAGGCGCAGACGCCCTTTTTGTCCATGACAAAACAGAAGCCTCTGCCTCTTCGCCAAGGAAATCAAATCCAGTTTTACACGTATGCTCTTCTGGCTGCCAATCTGAATCAGGCTGCTGAAGGAACCGTGGGGAGCCCGATTTCCGAATCCTCAACCAAAATCGTTGCCACAATCGGTCAGTTAATCGCAGCATAGCTGACCTTACCAAAAACTCAACTATATCCGTCAAAGACCAGACCGGTAGAGACGGAGGAAAGACCCTACATCTTAATATGCAAGAACCTACTGTCGCTCAGTGGGCCTACGCAGCAGCTTTGATGGATGGTGAAGGCAGCTTCAGCATCACTCACGGAACTGGTAAGTCCAAAGCAGGTAAGCCCTATTCTTTGTTTGATTCAAAGGTAATGATTTCAAATACGTCTCTACAAATGCTGGATTGGCTCGTAGAAGTATTTGGTGGATACTATCATCCCGCTGTAAAAGCAATAAGTAAGAAAGCTCGGGAGAATGGTCAGAAATCCATCAAAGTCTGTTATAGGTGGCTGGCAAACACGTACGCACTGCAAACTTGGTTTGTAGAAGGTATTTTGCCATATCTAGTTGTTAAGAAAGAGCAAGCGAAAGTTACTCTAGATTTCCTTTCCCTATTCGGACAAAAAGTTCCCGAAAAGAGATTAGAACTCAGAAATAAATTGCTTGCTCTAAATGGAAGGGTATCCCCAGAGGCTAATACGTTGGGTGTTCCGCAAGTAACAGCGGAATGAAGATAGAGTCCGATCTGCATGGGAACATGCAGAGTGCCTCGGAAGTGATTCCGAAGGAGACTAGCGAATTTCGCGACATCTCGTAGACCTGTTTCAACAGGCTGCGCCAAAACACTAATGATGCTGACTTCATCAACTCGTCCGATCTCGCGCTTGACGTGGCCATCGACGATCCCGGGTTGCTCCAGAACCTGGCGAACGAACTCAACTACCGCCTCGCACTGACCCTCAACTCCCTGACACAGATCACCGCTGACTCGGCAGTTGCAGTGGACTCGCTGGTCAACATCCAGCTCGCGAACGGTTCGTACCTCACGGCGAACAACATCCGCTCGGCGGCCCAGTCGCTCATGTCGGTAAACGCTCGCCCACTCACGGACAACTCCTTCGGCGGCATCATCCACCCGAATGTGGTTCGCGACGTACTCAATGATACCAGCTTCAACGGTCTGACGGACATCATCAAGCGCGATGACAGTATGCGCGCCATGCTGTTCGAACTCCCGAAGAACGAGGATGTCATCAAGTTCGGCGGCGTGAAGTTCAAGCAGACGACCACGGCACCGACGGTCACGATCAGTGGCAACACGTTCTACAATAGTTACCTCTTTGCGGACGACGCTATCTTCTCTGTTTTCTTAGGGAAGAACCCCGAGGACGGCCAGAAAAATTACAAGCTGTTCATCCAATCGGCTCCGGAACAGGGCTCGGTATCCGATCCGGCCCGTCAGATCGGTGGCTGGGTTTCTTACAACGTGCGTTTTACTAATACGCTAAGACCGGGAAGCACGATGGTTTTGCGCAGATTGCAGTCGCAGACCTCTTCGAGCTAACCGAAAATAAATTTGTTTCTTGCAGCATAACCCGCAGAACTGTGGTGTAATGTTTGTAGGAATCGAATCCAACATTGGGTTGGGAGGTCGTCCCCTCACGGCGGCCTCCCTGCTCAACTCGTGTGAGGCGAGAAGATGAAAGCAAAGTTTGTAGATATCACGGGTCGTGTGTACGCCGATCTGACTGCCCTTGAATTTTTCGGAACTTTTTATGAGGGCCGAAAGCAAACCACATGGAAGTGGAGTTGTATTTGTGGGAATGAAGTAATCTACCCACTGTACAGAGTTACACGAGGCCACACCTTGGGCTGCGGGTGCCGACGCTCTCGTGATACTCAAAAGATTAAGTTGTGCCGTCATTGTGGGAAAGAAAGCCTAAAGCTAAACGCAAGAGGTAACCCAGGCTCTGTTTGCCACGACTGTTCTAATAAACAAGTCCAACCCAATCGTGGCCCTTATAAACGGGGCGAGAGCCAGAGCTAAAAAAGCCGGAGTCCCTTTCGACTTAACTCGTCACGATTTGGTGATTCCGGAGTTCTGTCCGGTGTTGGGGTTGAAGTTAGAAGTTTCTGAAGGAAAATGCAGCGACAACTCCCCGACGATTGACCGCATTATTCCCGAAAAAGGATATGTTCTCGGCAACGTAGCCATCATGTCCTTTCGCGCCAATACTCTTAAAAGCAACGGCACCGCCGAGGAACTTCGCCGTATTGCTCAATGGATGGATGAAGAGGTTTCTAAGCCGGTTGTAATACCTGAGAATAGGGTTTCTGCCTCTGCCGATAAAACCGAGGTGTTCAAAGAAGCCCAGCGCCGCCGCAGAGAGCGAGAGCGGGCCGAGAAGGCCGCCAAGGAGACACAATGCGCGATAGCCTAATCGAAGCCTTCCTGAAAGCCGAGGAGTTGTGGGGGCGGGGTGCTGAGGCACGGCAAACTATTCTCCGTCAAGATGACGGCCAACTAAACATCCATTGTATTCTTCGCAGGTGGAGCGATGTTGCTTATCAAGAGTGGGCCGGAGCCACTTGGGACGAAGCGTTCCGAACCGCAGGGGTTGACACCACCCTCTAATCTGTTCTATTCTGCTCACATGCGAATCCAGAAGGTGTGCGCGGACTGCAAACGGAAAGCCCTATTTATCCGGCCCCGGGCTGGTAAAAAGGTCAAAACGGATAAAGAGCACTCCCTCTGCTTCAGACACTTTAGGGACGAAATAAATAGGGACCGGGCCAGAAAATTGTGTTGACTTCTGGGTTCGGGTGTGGTAGTCTTAACTTACCTCATAAAGGGTGCCTCTCTCGTGGATTTGCGGAGTCCTACCGGGACTCTCCACTGCGGATGATGTGCTGGGTCGCAAAAGCCCCCTAGTTTTTCCGGATATTGGAAAATGGCGACACTCAAAGGCTCAGAAGCAATCGCAGCGTATCAGGCTAGTCTTCCCGCCGGGGTAGTCGATCCGCTTGACGACCTGTCCGAAGAAGATAAGACCGAGTTTGAGTTCGCAACGGTTGCGATACAAAGACTCTCCTTGCGGCTGGATCGTATCATTACCCAAGCAGGAATGGCGGCCAGTAACAACGAAGCCAGGCGATTGCTCAAAGCCGGGGCAGTAGATGTTGACGGAGAGCGGGCGTTAGTACCAGATTTTATGTTTCTATACGCCCCTGAGAACCCGACGTTTGTACTACGCGTCGGCAAGAAACAGAAGAGAATTAGGATTACGGATTAAGTTATGCGGGTAGAGTCGCGGCGTCATTGCAAGGGCGAACCGTGGTCGAGGTAAATAACCTCCGTCCCCGCACACCCATTCACAGGAGAAGAACGCATGGCCGTTCTGAACCTCGCTCCCGGGAGCGGCTTCTGTGACAATCTCCAGCCCGCAGGTGTCGGTGCAAACGGTTGGAGTATTAGCATCGACATGGGGCGCGCAGCGGGAACGGCGCGGCATCTATCCCAAGGGTCTCTCGCGAGACCAAGAACCCAGCTTTTTGTGGTATACTAAGTTCACAAGGCTGGCCTCTTAGCCAATGCGTGGCCACGTACGCCCCAGCCCTACAATGATCGCGGATGAAAGGGTCTGCCTTCTTCAGTTTTAGGCTTGTAGCTCAACGGCAGAGCACCCCGCTGTTAACGGGATGGTTCGGGGTTCGAATCCCTGCTTGCCTGCCTTCAAGTTTTGAGCGGTTCGCGGCACAGAGAGATGTGTTGACAGCAGGTACAGGGTCCGCAATCGGATGTGGCCTGCAATAAATCCGACCAAAACCCCTCTGGGATCGAGCCCAGCGTGGACGCTCAAAAACCCTTTCCATTATCCGGAGAAAATATGGCTTCCAAACATCCAGGATTCAAAGCTGTAAAAAATTCCATAGCTAAACGCGAAGGCATTTCGGGCGACCGGGCTGGAGCTATTTTAGCCGCCGCTTCCCGTGGCGCGAGCAAGAAAGCAAAAGCGGCTAACCCCCGACTTAAACGAGTAAAAGGAAAATAAATCTCAGATGAAGAAAACGGTATCAGTCTTCGGAATCATCTTGATGGCGACCACCGCCTTCGCCCAGAACGCAGCACCCAAACCCCCTGCTCCCAAACTCCCGGCAATTTCCGATGCGCAGAGGGCCAAGTTCTTCAAGGCCCAGGTTGCCTACCAGTCGGCTCAGACCCAAGTCGAGCACACCCAGGCTGCAATGCAGGCCGCAGTGAAGGACATGCAGACCACTTGCGGAGACGAAGCGCAGCTAACCCTTGACCAATCTGGTGATCCAGCGTGTGCGGCGCTACCGCCGAAGCCAGCCAAATAGTTTTAGACGCCGCGCCTTTAAGTGCGGAACGTCTACCGGGCGTGAATCCTCCTCCGTTCTCCGCCCGGGTTTGTTTCAGTTTACCGTTTGTCGGAACGGTAGCCCCGCCGCTCGACGAGGGTTGAAACACTTTTTCATTAGCCCTGAAACGGTGTGGATGCAGTTCAGGCTGGGTGCGTAAGAATCTCTAAGCCCGACGGACGATCTCCCCGGCGCGAAAAGATTTGAGCAAACCCGGGCAAGTCTGTCCAAAACTCAACTGAGCGGCGGCTGGTTTTCTAATTTCCAAATCAGAATCTGGTGGGTAGTCCAAGCCATAAAGAGACGGCTCGACAAGAGACGCAATGTGCGGCAGTCCGGCGACTCCGCCCCGCCACCAATTTTTCCATTATCCGGAAAACGCAGCAAATTTTAGGAGCAATCTAAAATGGCAGAACCGTATCACACATCTGGCTATCTAGCCAAAGCAGCCTCTTATTCCCCCTCAGTACCCGATCCTTGTGGAATAGGCAGCGGGCAGTACGCTACTAACGCAAACAAAGCGTCGTGTCCTCCTCCCGAACGCCAAGGGCTAACCACAGCGGTTGCCGGAATACGAGACACCGCGTCCGAGACTCTCGAAATCGCGAAGCGTCTCAGCAGAACCCTCGACCCACAGTATTCCGAAGGCCCAGAGTGTGGCGGAATTGGCAATGCCCTCCAAGCGCAACCGCACTTTGGTGAGCACGTAGACACCGCCGCCCGACGCCTCTTAGAAGCGAACCGCTTACTTGATAGTCTGTACGCGTTTGTGAGCCGGTAATGCCCCTCGACCCGTGGAACGACCATAACGCCCACCTGAAAGACCTGCCCGACTACGTGCTATTCGACGTAGCCCGCAATGAAGCGGCCCAACGTCCGTACCGCCGCCGCGCCGTTGAAATCCTGGTCAACCGAAAATCGCCGCGAGTCAAACACCCTGACCTGCGAGAACTTGTCCGCGAACTCGAAATAGAGTTGGACGGTATCCAGTTTGAGTATCCGGCCCCGCAAGGCCCCGGGCCGCTCGTGGCTTCGGTAACAACTGACACCCTCAACGCGGAGGAAGTAGTTGTCGAGTTTCACACCGACAAAGTTCCCACCGCTCTACCCGAGCACTCAGGCTCTACTCTGGTTATTGCCGACCCAAACGCCGAAAAGGAAACCGATGTCCGAGAAACAAATTCTGGTGTACGTAGCCCGGCACGGTCAGACGACACTCAATAAGGATCAGTGCTTCCGGGGGAACAAAAACCCGCCCCTCGACGCAACAGGAATAAAGCAAGCGCACCAACTAGCCCACCTGTTTAGCAACATCGACATCTCCCACATCTTCTGCTCTGATAAAGTGCGGGCGACCAACACCGCCGAAATTATAGCCGCAGCGAAGAGTTCTCCGATTCACAAGTCAGAATCCCTGCGCGCCCTGAACGTCGGCGACTTCTCTGGACAGAAGCGTACCCCCGAAGCCGAAGCCTGCCTCCAGCGCTACATTGACCACCCCGACGAACCCATCCCGGGCGGCGAGTCCCTCAACGAATTCAAGTCCCGCATCCGGCCATGTATTCAGCAGGCAATCGACCTGTTTATGGAATGCGGAGAGCCGCCGCTGATTGTGGCCCACTCGTCAGTTGTCCACGAAACAGGGGCGGTGTTGTACGGGGATCACAAAAGTGTTCTCGTCCACCCCGGCGGTGCCATAGCAATTTTTGTGAAAGACGGCAAACTCGGGGCCGAACCCATCTTCAAGCCCATCGTCCCGCCTCCGGGCAGTGGGGCAGAGACCATCAGTTAAATGAAGGCCAACCAAAGCCACGAACACACCGTTTATGTTCTAACCAACATAGTCAACGAAAAGTGGTACGTAGGCAAGACGGGCGTAGGCTTTGGTAGCCGCTGGAAGCTCCACAAAAGAGATGCCAGAAACGGAGCCACCACCTACCTCCATCAAGCTATTCGGAAGCATGGTGAGCATAACTTCCAGAGCCAAATAATCGGGGTTGTGTCTACCGCAGAAGAAGCAACGAATCTAGAAAGAATATGGATTTTGCTTCTGGAGTCACACAAACCGCATAAGGGGTACAATTTGACCCTGGGTGGCGAGGGGCAAAGAGCTAACGAAGAAACGCGCAAGAAAATCTCAGCAACGCGCATAAGCAGGCACTACCGGGCCTCGCCCAAACAAATACAGAGCGTTAGCAAAGAGCTTCCCCTAGACCGAATTTTAGAGCTTTTCAAAGCCGGTAAGGGTTGCGCTGACATAGGCAAGCAGGTCGGGGCCAGCCACGTCACCGTACGTCGAAGATTGCGTAAAATGGGGATCACCAATACCGGCCAAAAAGGCCGATGGCTTAAACCCCACGTTTCTTCTGAGAAAATACACGACCTTCGAATCAAAGAGGGAAAGACCTTTTTAGAGATAGGAAACCTGCTCGGTGTGTCTAAGGAAACAGCGCGAAGAAGATATTTAGATTTCAAACCAACAATTTTGTAACATCGTATAGGAATATCTCCTTGACGTAGGAAACTGGAAAATTTTAGCTTTTCCGGGAAATGGAAAGCTCCGACCTTGGTAGTAGCGCCGGAGCCAGTCCTTACCGATAGTTGCTTCTGAGTTTTAGGGAAACTTCAAGCAGTTGAAGTCCCGCTAAAAGCAGTTGCAACCCTATGAGTAGAGTCATTTTCATGCCTTTGGTTTGGTAGTAGCGGATTGCCTCACGCGCAGTCCC